TATATTGAACAAATCACTGATTTCATTAATGAGTTGTTGGATGCTCAAGCAAAAGGTGAGTTGGAATATGATTTATTATTCTTATGGGATTCTGTTGGCTCAGTTCCTTGTAAGATGACTTTTGAAGGTAAAGGTGGTAAACAACACAACGCCGCCACATTGGCAGACAAAATTGGAATGGGTATTAACCAACGTATTTCAGGGTCTCGTAAATCAGATTCTAAATACGAAAACACATTGGTTATTGTAAACCAACCGTGGGTGGAATTACCCGACAACCCATTTGGTCAACCAAAAATCAAAGCTAAAGGTGGTGAATCCATTTGGTTGAATTCATCTTTGGTATTTTTATTTGGTAATCAGAAAAATGCGGGAACAAACAAAATCACTGCGGTGAAAGATAAGCGTAAAGTAAAGTTTGCGGTTAGAACAAAAATTTCTGTGATGAAAAACCACATTAACGGTTTGGGTTATGAAGATGGTAAAATCATTGTAACACCTCACGGTTTCTTGGCGGGAAAAGAATCTGCAGAAGAGAAAAAATCGATTGAAAGTTATAAGACGGCTCAATCGGAATATTGGAAAGAAGTCATTGGTGTTGCTGGTGATTTCAAATTGGAAGAAGAAAAAGAAGAAGTGTAACCCTTTAAGGTATAACAGGTGGTTAAGACATTATTAGTTGACGGAAATAATTTATTTAAAATAGGTTTTCACGGGGTAAGAGATTTTTATCACGATGTGAAACATATTGGAGGAATTTACCACTTCGTCAATACAATCAAAAAGTTTTTATCAGAACACAATTACGACAAAGTAATCGTCTTTTGGGATGGAGAAAATAACTCCTCCCAAAGACGACTTATTTTCCCTGAGTATAAACAAAATCGCAGACAAACATTAAACGAAGCCAAACGGGAATCTTTTGATTGGCAAACTCAAAGGGTTAAAGCATATTTGGAAGAAATGTTTATTCGTCAGGTATCGGTGGATAATACTGAAAGTGATGACTTAATCGCATATTATTGTCAAATATCCGAAGGTGAATATAAAACCATATTCTCTTCAGATAAAGACCTCACGCAACTTATCTCTGATGATGTTGAGGTGTACCAACCCATGAAGAAGATAACTCTTAAGAAAGGAGATATGGTACCTTTAAAGGACATCTCAATACCACATGAGAACATCGCAACATTCAAAATTATTTCAGGTGACAAATCCGACAATATTGATGGAATTCAATATATGGGAGAAAAAACATTTGTTAAATTATTTCCTGAGATAGTTGACAATGCGGTGTCTGTTGATGATATTGTTATTCGTGCAGAGGAATTACACAAAACAGATAAAGACAACCGAGCATTACAAAACCTTTTGTCAGGAAAAACAAGACGAGGGGTTTTTGGTGAAGAGTTTTTTGATATTAACAAAAGACTGGTTGATTTATCAAACCCATTACTTGATGAAGAATCAAAAGAACTTATTGAATTATATTATCGAGAAGAGTTGGACCCCGATGGTAGAGGATATAAGAATCTGATGAGAATGATGATGAGTGATGGTATTTTTAAGTACTTACCCAACCATGACAATGCGTGGGTAGAATTTTTAACACCTTTTATGAAATTAACAAGAAAAGAAAAAAGAAGATTTAAAACCAAAAAAAGAAAGTTATGAAAGAAAAGAATGATGTAACTAAGTTGGAGTTTTTATTAACCCTTAACGATAACATTATTGTACAGAGATACTTTAATGTTAAGGGATACAACCCGAAGGCAAGAGGTAGTATGGAACTACACAATTTTGTTAAAGAAATCTCTGAAACAATACACGGAGACCTTAAGAAAAAGGCGGTGATGTATATGCTGGAGAACAGGTCTCAAATTGAGGCAAACCCTGAGATTTTGGATACGTCAAATACGGACGGTCCAGAGTACTTTAACATCTATGTTCGTATCGGAGATGAGACAATTTGTCATAGAATTTGGGATGCTAAAATATACCCTCCAAAGACAAGATATACCGTTGACGTACGCCCACACCTAAAAAACTTGCTTCGTACCCTTACTGACATTTTTTCAGGTGAAAATTTAACTCACAATTATTTGGAATATAGCTTGGTTTAACCATATTTATATTCTACACACAAAGATTTTAAACTTAATAAATTATGTCAAAAGAAAAGAATTTTGGATATCTCGGAAACACATTTCAACTACAACTTCTTAACAACATCGTCCTATATAAGGACTTCGCAAATTCTATTGTAGATGTTCTCGAGCCCAAATACTTTGACAATCAATATTTTAAGTTAATCATACAGATGACGAAGGAGTACTATCACAAGTATGAACACGCTCCCTCGTTTGCAACTTTAGAACAAATTACAAAGTCAGAAGTGGCATCTCCAATGGCCCAAAAAATGGTCCTGGATATGTTAGAGCAAGTAAAAGAGGCTTCGAATGAGGGTCATCAGTACGTTCAAGAGAAGTCTTTAAAGTTCTGTAAACAACAAGAACTTCAAAAGGTAATGGTTAAGGCACAAAAGATTATCGATAAGGGTGATTTTGAGTCTTATGACCACTTGGAAGAGATGGTTCGTGAAGCATTACAAGTTGGTGAAGTTGACACGGGAACTGCTGATGTGTTCTTTAATTTGGATGAGGTGTTGGATGATGATTTCCGTCACCCAATTCCGATGGGAATAACTGGTATAGACAACCTCCTAAAGGGAGGACTAGCAAAAGGTGAGATTGGTGTGATTTTGGCACCCACAGGGGTTGGTAAGACCACCGTCTTAAGTAAGATTTCAAATAACGCATTTAACTTAGGTTATAACGTCTTACAGATATTCTTTGAGGATAATCCTAAGATTATTCAGAGAAAACACTTCACTATGTGGACAAAAATTGCTCCTGACAATTTGTCACTACATAAGGAAGAAGTTTTAACTAAGGTAAAACAGATTAAAGAGCAAGCACCTAACCGTTTGATTTTGAAAAAGTTACCGTCTGACCAACTAACAATGAGTCAGATTAAAAACCAGATTCGCAAGATGATGGCTGAAGGTACTAAGATTGATATGGTGGTGTTGGATTATATTGATTGTATCGTCCCCGACCGAAATTTGGGTGACGAATGGAAAAGTGAAGGCTCAGTAATGAGAGGTTTTGAGGCAATGTGTCACGAGTTAGACATTGCAGGGTGGACCGCTACACAAGGTAACCGTTCCTCTATTTCGTCAGAGGTGGTTACAACCGACCAAATGGGTGGGTCCATCAAAAAAGCACAGGTCGGACACGTTATTATTACCGTTGCCAAATCCCTTCAACAGAAGGAGATGAACTTGGCGACAATCGCAATTACCAAGTCCCGTATTGGGAAAGATGGGATTGTATTTGAAAACTGTAAGTTTGACAATGAGATGTTAGAGATTGATACGGAATCGAGTGTTACATTCTTAGGTTTGGAAGAACAGAAAGAAGAAAAGAACAAAGAACGTATCAAGGAATTAATGTCGAGGCGACAACAAAGACAGTCCTAATAAAATAAAAGAAGAGCATTATGGAAAGTTTGATAGACAAAGTAAGTAGCGATATTCGTTATGTAATTAAAAGAAGTGGGGACAAAGTTCCTTACGAAACTGAAAAAATTGAAATGGCAGTTTTGAAGGCTATGAACAGTGTTGATAAAGTTGATGATGAAATGGCTGAAAAAATTGCAAGAATCACCACAAAGGCGATTTTTAGAAATAACAAAGACCACGTACCTCATGTTGATGAGATTCACGATATGGTCGAAAATAAATTAATGGACAACGGTCTGAATGATATTGCTAAAGAATATATCATTTACCGTTCAAAAAACCGTCCGAATATCTTCTCAAAGAGGGTAAACCTTAAACCTTATGAATACCCTAATCTTAATGATTATGTGGATGCGATTCGTCATTCATATTGGGTACACACCGAGTTTAACTTTACCTCAGATATTCAGGATTTTAAAGTTCACTTAAACGAATCTGAAAAGACTGCGGTTGAGAGAGCGATGTTGGCGATTTCACAGATTGAAGTTGCGGTTAAAACATTTTGGGGTGACATCTATAAAAGGATGCCAAAACCTGAAATTGGAAATGTCGGAGCAACATTCGCAGAATCCGAAGTTAGACATGCTGACGCATATTCACACTTGATTCAGTTGTTGGGATTGAATGGTGAGTTTGAAAACTTACTTGAAGTACCAGCAATTCGTAGAAGAATTAAGTATTTGGAGAAATCTATTTTGGGTTCAAAAGCGGTGGATAACAAAGATTATTTTGAATCTGTTGTATTGTTCTCGATGTTTGTTGAGAATGTATCATTATTCTCACAATTCTTGGTTATCATGTCATTTAACAAACACAAAAACGTGTTAAAAGGTATTTCAAATGCGGTTGAAGCAACCTCAAAGGAAGAAAATATTCACGCGGAGTTTGGATTTGATTTGGTAAACTTAATCAAACAAGAAAACCCACATTGGTGGACCGAACAGTTGGTTGAGGATTTGGTAAAGGCAACTATGGAAGCATATGAGGCTGAAAAAGAAATTGTAGATTGGATTTTTGAAAAAGGAGATTTGAAATTCTTAACTAAAGCTCAAACAATGGAGTTTATTAAACATAGATTTAATGTATCATTAAACTCTATTGGTATCGATAGTGTATTTGAAATTAATGAAACATTATTAGAAACAACAGAGTGGTTTGATGATGAAATCTTAACCACAAAACATACAGATTTCTTCAATAAGAGAAGTATCAATTATAGTAAGAAGTCAAAGTCAATTACGTCAAACGATTTATTTTAAAAAAAGAAAAAAAAGATATGAAAGAAAGAAAACCTTTTGATTGGATTAATGAGGAATCAGTAACATTTCTCAGAAGAGGGTATTTGAGTGAAGGTGAAGAACCTTTGGACAGGATTAGAACGATTGCAGAGCATGCAGAGAAGTTATTAGGTATTGAAGGGTTTGCTGATAAATTTTATAACTATATGGGCAAAGGATGGTATTCGTTATCATCACCTGTATGGGCTAATTTCGGCAAACGAAGAGGTTTACCTGTTAGTTGCTTTGGTTCAAATATTGGTGACAATATTGAATCCATTTTATACACACAGGCTGAGGTCGGTGAGATGAGTAAGATGGGTGGTGGAACCTCAGGATACTTTGGTAACATTCGTGGTCGTGGCTCTAAAGTGACAGACAATGGACATGCACCTGGTGCGGTTCACTTTATGAACTTATTTCAGAGTGTTGTAGATAACATTTCACAAGGTTCAACACGTAGAGGTCGTTTTTCACCTTATTTACCTGTAGAACACCCTGATATTATGGAGTTCTTGGAGATTGGAACTGAAGGGTTTCCTATTCAAGACTTGACTCTCGCAGTTACTGTAACAGACCAATTTATGGAAGAAATGATTGCGGGTGACGATGACAAAAGAGCTGTTTGGGCGAAAGTAATTCAAAGACGTGGTGAGATTGGTTATCCATATATTATGTTCCATGATACGATGAATAAAAAAGCACCTGAAGTTTATAGAGATAAAGGTGCTAAGATTTATAATTCAAACCTATGTTCTGAAATTGCACTTCATAACTCAGAAGAAGAGTCATTTGTTTGTGTATTGTCATCGATGAATGTACTTCACTATGATGAATGGAAGGATACGGACGCAGTTGAAACTATGGTATATTTCTTGGATGCGGTTGTTACTGAGTTCTTAACAAAAATTGAAGATTTAAGAGACAACGGTACCCTTGAAGGTAAAAGAGCGTTTTATAACTTAGAAAAGGCTTATAACTTTGCAAAACGTCAAAGAGCGTTGGGTCTTGGGGTATTGGGATGGCACTCATTACTACAATCTAAAGGATTACCATTTGATACGAGAGAAACTGCGAAGTTAAATGTTGAGGTCTTTAAATTAATTAAAGAAAAATCATATAAGGCATCTGAAGAATTGGCCGATATCTTCGGTGAACCAGAATATTTGGAAGGATACGGTCGCAGAAATGTAACATTAAATGCGATTGCACCAACAACCTCATCAGCATTTATCTTAGGTCAGGTTTCACAATCAATTGAACCATTATTTTCAAACTGTTTTGTTAAAGATGTTGCAAAACTTAAAATTACAGTTAGAAATCCTGTTCTTAAAGAATTGTTAGCTGAAATGGGTAAGGACACCAAAGAGGTATGGGATTCAATTAAGAAACAAGACGGTTCAGTTCAACATTTAGATTTTTTGACTGACGAACAAAAAGATGTATTTAGAACATTTGCTGAAATTAATCAGGCATCAATTATTAATCAGGCTGCGGTTAGACAAGATTATATTGACCAATCACAGTCATTGAATTTAATGATATCACCCGACATGCCAACAAGGGATGTGAACAAACTTCTTATCGACGCATGGCAATTGGGTGTAAAGACACTTTATTATCAACACTCGATGAACTCAGCTCAAGCTTTCGCAAGAAAGAAATTGAACTTGAATGATTTGCAATGTGTTGCTTGTGAAGGATAAACACAAATAAAACAGGAAATATGAAAACTCAATATATTTTCTGAGGTTAAGGAAAGAAAAAAAGGTCAGGCATTGTCTGACCTTTTTATTTTATAGTTTAGATAAAATAATAGGACATTATATTTATGGTATATGCCAGGAGTTAAAACATATGGAATACAGTTTCCCTTTCGTGATAGTACGAGAGGCGACTACTTGCGTTTAACTGAAAATCCTGAAGATGAAATCAGAACCGACCTTTTACATTTAATATTAACGAGAAAGGGTTCACGTTATTATTTGCCTGATTTTGGTACACGTATTTACGAGTTTATTTTTGAACCATTTGACGGACCTACATTTGATAACATTAAATCAGACATACAAGATGCGGTTGATAAATACATACCTAATCTTCAAATAAATAATATTACGGTTCAACCATATTTGGAGGCCGATGAATTACAAGGTGAAATAAATTACGAAGAATTAGGAGGTCAGATTTTTAGAGTTGCGGGAAGAGGTACTGAAGAATACACTGCAAAAGTAAGAATAGATTATAGTGTTGATTCAGGAGCATTTGAAAGTCGTGATTTTATAATTATAAATATTTAATAGTAATGGCGAATAGAAAGATATCATATACGGACAGAGATTTTGCTGGTTTAAGACAGGATTTAATTAACTATACTCAACAGTATTATCCTGACTTAATTAACAATTATAATGACGCATCGGTTTATTCGTTGTTTTTAGATTTGAATGCTGCGATTGGTGATAACTTACATTACCACATGGACCGTAGTATTCAAGAGACTGTTTTACAATACGCACAACAAAGGTCATCAGTTTATAATATTGCAAGGACTTACGGATTAAAAATTCCTGGTCCAAGACCATCAGTTGCGTTAGTTGATGTATCAATCACAGTACCTGCTTTGGGTGACCAAGAAGATGAAAGATATTTGGGAATAGTAAGAGCAGGCTCACAATTTGTTGGTGGTGGTCAAACTTTTGAAAACCCTGATGATATTGACTTTAGTTCACAATATAACGCTCAAGGTCAGCCGAATAGAACAAAGATACCAAACTTTGATGGTAGTAACAAACTTATTAACTATACAATCACCAAAAGAGAAGTTGTTGTTAATGGTTTAACAAAAACATTTAAAAGAGTTATTAATGCGGGTGATGTAAGACCTTTCTTTGAATTCTTTTTACCTGAACAAAATGTCATTGGTATTAAATCAATTATACAAAAAGATGGTATTAATTATACCACACCACCAACCTATGGTGAGTTTCAAAACGCTAACAATAGATGGTATGAGGTTGACGCATTGGCGGAAACATCAGTATTTGTTGAGGACCCGACAAAAGCATCAGACCAACCAGGTATTAAAGTTGGAACATATATTGAAACTGAAAGAAGATTTATTAGTGAGTACACACCTGAGGGTTATTGTAGAATCCAATTTGGTGGAGGTACCACAACTCCTGACGAACAATTGGCTCAATTCTCAAGAACTGGTGTACCATTAAGAATACAGGATTACCAAAACAATATTGGGTTAGGATTGACGGTTAGGGCAAATACAACAATGTTTGTTCAATACACTATTGGTGGTGGTCAAGTTTCAAATGTTGGTGTAAATGTTATTAATCAATTTGGTACCTTAAGATTTGAAGTTAACGGACCATCTAATACAATTAATCAAAATGTTCTTAACAGTATTAGAGCGAATAACGTAACTGCGGCTATTGGTGGTGCTGACGCACCGACAATGGAAGAAGTAAGAAATATGGTTTCGTTTAACTTCGCAGCACAAAAAAGAGCGGTTACTGTAAACGATTATAATTCATTATTAAGAACAATGCCGAGTAGATTTGGGGCACCTGCAAAAGTTTCAATCACAGAGGAAGACAATAAGATTAAGATTAATGCTTTGTCATATGACAATCAGGGTAAATTAACAGAAAGTCTTTCAAACACATTAAAACAAAACATAGCAAATTATCTTTCCAACTACAGAATGATTAATGATTATATTGAGATTTATAATGCAAAAGTTATTGATTTAGGATTTGAAATCTCAATTGTGGTAGACTCAACTGAAAATC